AAAAATGGATTTAATGTCATTTTTATTATCCAATCATATCCATAGGTGGCAGTTCATAATCGGATGACATTCTTTGCTTTATCTCATCCAATTCTCTTTGTCCGTCTTCATATATAGCTCTGCCATTTAGTTCGACACCACCTGGAAGTTTTACTCCCTGAAACTTAATCAGATTCATACCCCATTGTTTTTTTATTGCCGCAGTTAAGTATTTTTTGACAAAACTATCATTGTATACTTTTGAGAAGTTTGCGGGATCCATTGCCCTGTAGCATTCTATAACGAGAAAAGTATTTGCCTCTTGTGCTCCCCAGTCAATATCAAGATACAGTCTATTTTGCCTTTGATTGAATCTAATCTGCTTGTCTGTTGTCAATAGCATATCAATATCTTCCAAATAAGATTTGGTCATTGAATATGTTAATAAATCTACAGAGTTAAAGAAATATAAATCATTCAAAAATAGTTGATATTTAATACTGAACATTCCACCAGAAATGGAACTAGTATCAAACTTAAATATTTTCTCAATACCAATTACGGAATCTGGAACTTGAATAAAGTTTGAAGTCTCATAAAAATTGGAAGTAACCGTTCCAAATCCAGCAATATTGGTTGAGGTTCCTGTTGTAGTAACAATGCCAACACCGGTCGTTGTAACTCCAACAGAACCCGATCCAGATCCTCTACCACGATTAATATCATCTTGAGTAATCTTATATTTAAGATAAGTTTTTTCTACACCATCAAAATGTCTCTCATTAAAGTATTGAATGGTATCATCAAGCAAATCATCAATTTGCTCATCTGCAACGTTTATTTCTAAAACTGGTGCACCAAGTTGTCTTAAACAATAGTCTTTTAGTTCTTGTCTAGTAGTTGGTTTTGCCATCAGTAAATACCTCCATCAATAAGTCCGGCAGTAAGTGTTCCTGCAACAAATACATCACTCGAAAATGTTGCAATACCAACAAATGTTGATAATCCGGCAACATTTAAATTTTGAGAAAGTAGTAAATCACCAGTAGATGTTAATGTGGATGCAGCACCCGGATATCCTGCTTCAAGACCACTTCTGGCAGTGATCAATCCAATAGCATCAACGCTTGTTACATCTTCGTATGTTAATGTTCCTGCAATAGAAACATTTCCAGAGAAGGAGGCATTGCCTACAAATGTCGAGATACCTTGAACATGTAAACTGGAATTTGCGTCTATTGCTCCAGTAAATGTTGATAGTCCAGAAACAATTATCTGATCGGTATCTATTGTTCCAGTTACTGTAATACCAGCACCAGTAGTTTCGAACTTTCTAGAATCATTGAAGAAAAGTTCAACTCCACCATCTTTGGTGAGTCTTGCCATAACTTCGTCGGTATCCGACAGAAGTTCGATGATATTATTAGATTTTAACTTGAGATTGCCGTCTCCATCATCAAAGATATAACTGTCAACTCCATCATGGAAAATCTGAAGATCTCCCTGTGCAGCATTGCCCAGTCTTATAGTATTTCCGTCACCAAGAACAATATCTGCATTTACATCCAAATTGGATCCAAATGTAGATACACCAGATACATTGAGGTCATCTAACTCTGTGTGACCATCTACATCAATACTTGCATTAATATCTACATCAGATCCGAATGTAGATATTCCAACAACATTAAGTGTCTCCGAAATGTTAGTGGTATCTAATTCAGTTCTGCCATCAACATCTAATGTTCCGTTGACATCTAATGTAGTTCCTACTGTGGCAATACCAGTAATATTGCCATTTCTGGAAGTAAATTCATCAAATACTAAATCATCAAGTACATATAAGTCACCACCTACGTAGAGATCTCCTCCAGTCGTTGTGATACCACCAGCAGATGCTAAAGTGGTGACACCAACAGACTTAAATGTAGAGTTTACTGTTGTTTGATTTAGAATATCAACTGCGGCATTAATATCTAAATTAGAAGCAAATGTTGCAATACCAGCAATTGAAATTCCACCACCAATATTTACTTGTTTTGCAACTCCAATCCCACCTCTAACGACTAAAGCACCATTTGCTGGTGCCGTAGAGTTGGTCGTATTTGAAAAAGTTACAATACCTGTAATATTCAAGGATGACGAATCAATCGTATCCGTCATATAGAAAGATTCTGTGGCAAGATCCCACACAAGGATCATACCATCTCTAGTTTTTAAAGTAGAATCTACGTCAGTTAGGTTAACTAATCGTGTTGGTGGTGCAGAAGCATTAGATAATACACGGATTACATTCTGAGAACCAATCCTGTCGTTAATATTAGGCATTACCTGGTGACTCCCCCTCGTACTAGTGCTGCACCTTCTACAGCTTTGTATTCTCTACCAGCATTTGTAATTTTTACATCAAAGACATATCTACCAGGTTTTAAACTAACAGTTTGTGAACCGGTCAATGAAATGGAGATAATGCCTAATTCGGGGCTAATTATTGTCGAGCCAAGAGATACTGATGTGGATGATCCATAGTGTTTTCTCAACTGAGCTGATGTTGAAGCATCAGTTAATACTAATGGAGAATTAGTCCTAGTATCCTCTAACTGAAATGACGTATCAAAGTCAAATCCTTGTTCGATCACAATATTGGATACATAAACAGCCATTATTTTATGATGCTAATATACCTCTAGCTATTTATATTAATTGTAGAGGCTAGTTATTTTTGAAGCAATTCTCTAAGAAGAGTTTTTATCTCATCAATATCTTTTCTCATATCATCCAATTCCTTTTTACGCAAATCTTTTTGTACTAAAGAATTGACATATTGGTTATAACCGGCAGTATCGCAGTTTACGATAGCACCGGTATTTTCATCTCGATAAAGATTTGAGTGTCCTTCTACTTTTATCATCTGAGTGCTATAACTCTAAGATCTGCAAAACGAGGTGCTTGTGCTTGATTAGAACTTGACATTACAATCTTAATTCCATAACCAGTGAAGAGATCTAGATTATCAACAGTAAACTCATACTCTAAGAATTCTCCATCTAGACTCGCTCTCACTTTTCTATCAGGCAATCCACTATTTCTGGATGGATCAACAACTAACAGTCCTTCGGTTGTTTGTTTCAGATTATTATATCCTGGGAACAACTCATAGGATTGTTCGATTTCACTAGAATCTGCCTTTATAGTTGTATAAAGAACTCTGAAATCGGCATCTCCAGGTCTTTCTGCAGCAATGATAACTTTAAGTCCAGATGCAGGGTTTTGGAGATTAGTTATGTTTGAATAATATACCGATGCGTGTGGATCATCAAGAACGGAATTGACTCTATTATCACCAGGATAATTTGTGATTGGTTTGTTGATTCGATTCAAATTAAATACCGATCTTGCCGATTCTAAATCCAGTATTGGAGAAAGTGCATTATTTGGATCACTGGAGTTAAAAGTAATTGCAGTCGTAAATGATTTCTTTCTCGGTAAAGCGGTTAGATATTGATCTTGATTTACCTCAGATGCAACCATTCGAACAGAGTTTAAAGCATTGAGAGAATTGAGTTGAACATCTTCATATCCATTATCATTGAAAGAAACTTCTGTGCCATCAACACTTGTTGAACTTACAGTTCTAATTTTTCCAGTTACAGAAGTTGTTGATCCTGGTGTCAGAATATCGTATGAAGGAATTACAGAATCATACATCAAGTTTTCTGATGCAGTTACTTTATTTCCACCTACTAACTTTTCATCATTGAATGAAAGTTGTGGAGCATTTGCAGTTGCTCCATCATTTATTCTACTATTTCCTTTAGTGCTTGATCTATCAATCTTAATATGATAACTATCAATGTCAATTGGTGCAACTATGGATGTAGTAATCCCATTGATTCTTCTCAGTGAAACTCCACCAAACTCATATTTTTCTACAACAGTATTTGAGAAGTGATTAACGGAGATAGTTCCATCGATAGCTCTGCCACTTGGAGAAATGCTTAGTGTTCCACTACCAACATTGTTATATCCAATAATCTCATTTCCAATCTTAACATATCCAACATATCCTGCACCAACTGGTCTTCCTTCAAAAGTCGTAAAGTTCTCAGTAGAAGCAACACTAATCGTTGATACTTCATCAAGTGTTACTTGAGAAGTCAATACTGTTGCTGGAACATCTGATTTAATGTTATTAACTACAACTTTATTAGTAGTCGAATACATTCCGTGATTGAAGTGGTCTACCTTGAAATAATCTCCCGAATAGACACCCCCATTTGCAGAAGCAGAAACGATATTAGTTCCTGCGGCAGAAACTATAGTGGTTGCATCACTGTAATAACTTACGGCAGCACCTACAGCAAACTCCGTTCCACTAGTATTGAACTGACCTTGTACATTTGTGAGGTACAGTGTGTCCACACCATTGATTGCAGTAATCGTTATTCTTGCATCTCTACCAGTTTGAGTTGAGGTCGTTGAAGTTTGAATACCTACAACATCACCAACTTTATAACCAGTTCCAAAGTCTGGATGGACAGTAGAGTGTGCTACACCAGTAATAACTCCACTGGAGTTTGTTGTTATTCTGAGTTTGAGATTTTCTCCCTCACCAGAAATATTATAAGTGCTCACAACTTCATTTGTAACACTTGCTGGATAACCAGAACCAGCAGTTGTGAGTCCGACTGTTGAAACTGAACTACCCTGCCCAACAACTACTGCAGATCCTCCATTATTATTGACACCTGCAAGTTTTCTGCCAACAGTTACAATGCCAATAAAGTCACTATTGGTTGTTGTCACGATACCAATCTTTCCTTTCTTGGGAAGAGTAGTAATTGGATTGTTGATCAATTCGGGAACATAGGTATTACTTTCGTCAAGTGGTGGATTATAGAAGTATGCAGTTCCTTGAGTTGAAGTAAACTCTGCTTTATAAAGTTTGAACTTAAGATCTTGATTTTGGTCTGTAGTCCAAATAGATCCGTTTTGAGACTTGAAGAGTGATCCAAGAGCAAATTGCTTGGTGTAAATGACCTGATCAACATCTGGAAGTTGTTGGGTATTTACTGTCTTATTTCCCATAACTGCAGTCCAGACTTCATATTCATCACTTTGTTCTGAAACTAGAACAACTGCATATTCTCTACCTGGTGGCAAGAAGATGGGTTCTGGGAATCTAACATTTGTTGCAACTTCACCTGTGGAAGATGTTTGAATCAGTTGAGTTTCAACTCCATTTTCGTTAATGGTTCTGGGTCTAAGAGTTACTGGAGTGCCAATGACTTCAAGTGTTGGTGTTCCAAGTTGAGTAGATCTTATTTCAACCCTTATAGGAGCATTTCCACTATCTATAGATGCAAAATATAGATCTACTGAGGTTAAAAATACTCCATTTACATCATCATCAGTATCAATATCAGATTTGACTTGAATATTTCCACCAACTGTGAAAGTTTGTGCCAGTGGGTCTGCATATGTATTTGTGGTAACGTTTCTTCTTGTGGTAGTGGTTAGTGAAGTAGTTAATGAAGTTCTTAAATTGACAGTATTGGAAATACTTACATTAGTTCTAGTAGTTTCTCTCGCTACTGTTGCTCTAAACTGCAACAAGGTTGCATTTGCACTATAGTTTGTTTCTGCAAAAGAAACGGAATTGCTACCCGGCAATCCAGAAGCATTTGTTGGGCTGGAAGTGAGTCTGTAAGTTTTTGTTCCTGTTCGTATTCTAGTTGATGGTCTGGGTGTTTGATTTGGATTTCTTATAAAGAATGTTCCAATAAGATCTCCATAATTATCAGAAATCAGTCTGTTATTTTTTACAAATGCGATTGCTCCACTAGTTTGTCCCACCAATTGCATTCCTGTTGCAATGTATCCAGAAAAACGACCTTGAGCATTTTGTGAAAGTGATGAAGTATCTACGTTTAGTATTTTTGATGTTGAACTATAAAAATTGCCTATTGCTTCTTTATTGTATGGATCTTGATTGTAAGTTGTTGTTGGATTTCTGAATGGACCAGACTTGTGATTAGGTTTGCAAATTCTAAATCTAATTCTTTCGACACCATTTACAATTCCAACAACAGTTTCACCAATCCTAAATGCTGCAGATGCTCCAAATCCAGTAAGTTGTCTATTATTTGAAATTTCAATGAGTTTTGGAATAATGTCAATTCCACTATTACCATCTAAGAAATGATAATATCTAGTATTCGGTTTTAAGTTTGATGCATTGAACTCAACATTTCTAGATCTCATAAAGAGTTCATCAGGTGTTCCAACAACCTCGTTACGAATGGTCGTATCTACGGTATCAAATGAAAATGATCCTGTTGCAGTGCTCGAAGAGTTTGAAACACTGGTTGAAGAACTAGTTGATCTTCCAACTACTGTATCTACTGTAGATGAACTAACTAACCTTCCCCTACCTCTATTGACAGTTATTCCATCAAGTCGCGTAGTACTTGTCAAGTTTTGTCTCAGGTTTTGACTCAAATTATTAACTAAGTTTACACTTCTATTTTGAGTCCTTACTACACCCCGATCAATGTTTCTATCTGCTAATTGAACTGTTCTAGTCCAGCTGTCAACTTCTGGTTGTAGTTTTATCACCCCATCATATACAACAATGTTAAATGGATTGACATTTTCAACTTTTGTTGCAAATGGTTGCTCTAACCAATTAACTTGATTATATGCAAGAGTTAGTACGTTACCAGTCTTTTGTATGTTCTCATCTAAAAGTTGAAGAGGTGGATTTGAATATTTGTCGAGAGATAAATCTAAATTCTCTGGATTTAAGTCATCTTCAGTTGCAATTAAAGATTCTAAAGAATCACTACTGATATCAGAATTTAATGTTCTAGAGTCTCCATCGACTAATGTTGTTGAGAAGAATGTGTCAAATTTTGATTCATCAGAAAAATCGTCAACAAAAAATCCACTCTTGAATCTATTTCTTCCTTCGGCATCTTGAATCTGTAAAGACTGAGTATTGACTTCAAGTAAAGATAATGTTGTTACTCTTTCCAGATTTTCAACTCTATCTTCAATAAGTCCAATGTCTCTCATTGTATATCTTCTATTATCCGTTAGAATAATATTTGCATCAGAAGGATTGTATAAGTATGCTGGATATGCAATTGTTCCCAATTCCAAAAACTCACCATTTTTTGTCGGTGGCTTTGGATTTTTCGATGATAAACCTTTTTCTACAACAAAATTTCCGAGAATGTCTAAATAAATCTTGTCAATTCTAGGAAGATAAAAACTTTGGTTGATTACTGACCCCTCTTCTGGTGCCAATAATCTTAATGGGGAAGTATTAAATGCTGAAGTTCTTGAGTTGAAATCAAATGGTGATCTATCAGTTGTTACTGTAGGATCAAAAACGGACACTCTAGGTCTAAAATCTAGTGTATCAGTTGCTCTGACAGATCCTCCAATATTTGGAATATCAGTCGAAAATCTATCTTTATCGTAGCTATCAACAGTAAATACATCACCCGTATCGTTTGTTGGAACTGTATAATGGTCAAATACGACCATTAAACGTCTTGATGGATCTTGAGTATTTTTAGTTCTTACAAGTCTGGAATAATCATAATACTGATTTTTTTGACCTCTATTCAGTTTGAACTCTTGCGTTATATTGCTAAAGTTTCCATTCGTAATAGAATCTACTTCAGATGTGATTCCAGATTCTTCAAAAGTTACTGCTTCACCTATAGAAAACTTATTTTCGTTCAAATAAACAATTCCTAATTTATTTGCAGCACCAGATGAAGGAGTTGTTGTGTTATTTGTAACGACTCTGGCAACTGCATTACTTACAGATCCTATAATGTTTTCACCAATGAGTGCATTTGATCCAACATTTGTAATAACTGGAAACTCTACTACGTCCAAAGTCGGATTTGATGTATTTAAAGATTCATATACGGCAAGAACTTTTACTACATCTGGATAGTTTAAAGAAATTTCTTCATCCTGAACCCTCAAGCCATAATATTCATTATAAGTCAATCCATCATTTTTGGAAGTTGCCGCGTTAGTGCCAGATTCTTTCAATTTAGATCCGTTCACAAATAAAACTCTGCTTCTACTGAAGTTTTTGGTTTTACTTTGAATTCCATTCTTGAGAAAGGTTACATTAACAACAGTATCGTTATTTGATTGGGCACTATCAAGATTTCTTAAGGTGATTGTATTTCCACTAAGATCAAATGAATCGGAAGTAATGGTTCCAATACCTCCACCATTATATCCAACAGAAAATCTTTCTTGATCAAAGTTTACCCAAGAGATATCAGTAACACCACTAATATCACTAGTGTTTAATGTAATAGTATTATCTGAGTTATCGACATCTTGTCCCGTAAGTTGATCAATCAAATAAAGATTGGAATTTGAGAGATCAACATCAGAAGTATTTTGTTCTGGTAATGGTGCAAATAATGTGCCAGATCCTCTTACAATAGGTGCACCTAAGAATCCGTTAACTTGAATATCTGATGTTGGAAGTGCTCCATTGAAAACTCCTGCCACACTAGATATTGCAGAAACCTCAAATGACAATAAGTCTGATGCGATACTGGATATCCTATTGTAAGATTCTAAAGAAGATCCCGATTGTTGATATCTAATAACTGTATCTGTTCTAAGACCTACGAAAGTGCGTCCAGGAGACGTTACTGTCGAAATTCCACCACCAGCAGCAGTAATGACTAACTGAGAAACTGCTCCAGGAAAATCAAACTTATCTAAAATAGAGTCTGCTTTGAAATCATTAGTTCCACTGAAAGGAGTGGTTTGTTTTACAGACTTTATGTTCTGAGTATTGTATGCACGAACTTCGGTTACAGATCTTGATGATTCTACACCATTGATGATTAAAGTTTCACCCTTTGCGAAAGTTCCTGAGGTCTGTCTTAAGAAGACAATATTGGACGATCCGTCTGCAGTAGCAAATCCTGTTGCACCAGTGCTCTTTCCTTTAACAAAATATGATTGCTTAATCTGTGATGTAGTTACTGCTTGATTTAATGTGAGTTTTGTGTATGTTTGAATATCATAAAGTCTCAAATCCCAACTTGTGGTTGCATCTGCATATGCAGAATCTGTTAAATTGAAAGAGTAAACTCTTGCCTCACCAATTTGCTCTCCAACACATCCAAACTGCGCGTACAGTGAGATTGTTTCTCTTACTTTTGCTACACCAGTTACATTATTAACTCTTAAAATATTTCCCATTTCAAATGGGACTGTTACGTTTTTAATATCTTCAGTATCTCTTGGTTTTTCTACATCAATGATCGATGTTGATGTTTTTTCAATATCATATCCTTTTACATATGCTTTACCTGGAGATATTTTCAGAGATATAAGATTATCGGATGGAATGTTTCCTTGATCCGTTTGCTCATTAGCAAAGAAGGAACCATCATTTCCTAGTAGATTATTTAAAGATTCTTCTAAATTTAAATCAAAAGGTCTTACAGTATAATCTCCAGATTCATCAAAAGTTCTTTCTGCAAGATAATCTCGGATTTTATTATATTCGGTTTTTGTTGTTATCTTTTTAACTCTTCCATTTTTTAATCTAAGTAACTCTACAAAATCAGTATCATTCGTATCTGTTAATGATTTTTTTGTGAGAGTTAGAGATATTTTTAATCTATCGGCACCTGGTGATGCATAGTTTGAAAATCCTCTTGCATTATCATATAATGATTCGTCTTCTTTTGCATTAACAATAGATTCGGTTATCTTTAATCCAACTCTATATGATGGGGTATTTGTATACTCATCTAAAAGAATTGTTTGATCCGAAACACTTACAAAATATCCCCTTATAAAATAAACTCCATCACCAATTGATGCTGCTGATCCAATGGCAGTTGCATTTGCACTGATTAAGGATCCAAAAGGAGTTCCTGCATTTATAGTCGTATTTCCATACACAACGTTCTCTGTTGCGGACAATAATTCTCCATCTGCAAATTCAGAGAACTCGAAGTTCAAATCAGATTCAAGATATTTTACATATAATGTAATATCATTTATATTATTATTTTCCGTTGGCAGAACTACTTTCTGAACTTTTGCAGTAATTCCAGTAACTTGTCCCTGTATCGTTTTTCCGACAAACTTATCAATATATAATGATATGTCAACTCCAAATTGAGTAGAATTTAGTTTAACCGCATAAAACTGCCCATCATATGTTATGTTTCCAGGGATAACCATTGATCCCTCTTTAAACATATGACTTCCAAAATCTTCAATCTGATTTTGAAGTATTGATTGTAAAGTTGTCAGTTCTCTAGACTGAACAGGATATCCTGGTTTAAATAAAACTTTTAGAAAGTTTTTTGCTGAATCAAAATCGTCATAATATGGGCTGATATTTAAGTTTGTTTTTTGCGACATTTTTCTTTAGAATTCCAGAATAATTTTGATGTCTTCTTTTTGTCTAGAGTCTCTTTCTACAAGAGAACGATTGTCAATGTAGATAATATCTCCTGTGTTTTTATTTATCTCTGGATCTGCAATCCCTCCAGAGAAAGTTACACCCAAACTAACTTGTTTAGATCCAATCGTTGTCGTAATTCCACTAAAATTAATATCAACCGATCCTGAAATAGGAGATATTGTTGTAGTAGTTGATGCAAAACTGACAACATTTGCCTTTGAGGTAACATCATTTCTATCAGTTTGATCACGACCATTGGCAAAATTTAAAGATCTGTCTTGATAATATTTTAATACTCTTGTATCGATATCATATGATGCAATATATCCTCTCGCAGTTCCACTTGAAGTAGATTGAGTTATTGCCGTACCAACAACAGGAGTTCCACTAAAATCTGAAGTTAACTTGATGGCGCCTAAAGATGAATATTCGTTACCAGTAAAAGTCGTTTTTGAATTATATTTTTCGGGATTTTTTATAATTCCAACTTGAGAAAATTTAGTATCCGTTGGAAAGTCTTTGGTAGAATCGTCAAATCTGGAATAAACCAAAACCTTATCTGCACCCAATTCAGTATAAATGTCATACCCGTGACCTCTAGATGGTGGGATAATTGGAATCAATTTTGCTACATTACTGCCCAGAGAATCACTCGACGAATGTCCAAAATCAACAATTCCAAAAGTATACCCACTACCACCAGAAACTACTGTTGCTTTTGTAATCTGATTTGAAGTATTGACCTCAATATTAACTTTTGCTCCAGTCCCGTCACCCTTGATATCATAAGTTCCTGCTTTATAAATTCCACTCCCACCATCTGCAATATATACAACTTTTATTTGATTATTATTTACAGTCGAATCACCCGCATCTCTTACACTTTGAATTTGGAAGTCGGTAGATGTTGACCAATTGTTTGGGAGAACAACATATTCGGTAGAGTCGAACTTTATAATATCACTTGGAGAAATGGTAAACAAATATTTCCAAATATATCCATCACCACTTGTTCCAGCAGCAGATGGTTCCAAATCGGTAAATGTTGGCTCATCCTGAGATGTATTTCCAGTCAGATTCGATGACCCTCCAATGTCTCCATGCGATCCATTATAAAGGCATACATAAACTCTAAAGTCACTATTTACAACATAATAGTTTGTATCATAAAGTCTTGCACTTCCCGAATTTGGAGTTTGATTGGCAACACTATAGTCATGTCGATACATGTCGTATCTAGTGTTTGCAGTCCAAGTAACTTTTTTTACAACTCTTCTAATATTTGAACTGTTTAGTTTTTTGCCAAACAAAGCAGTATTTCTGTAATGACTCAAATATTGTTGATTATCAATAGGACTAGGTGGATTAGATGGAGTATTGCTCCATGAATCTGATCTACCAAATCCAACAGAAGTTGGTCCAGGATTTGATAACCCTAGAAATACATAATATGAATTATTAGCATCCAATACAGAATCTACAAAATTATTGGCATTCGCAATTCTAAATTGGTCTGTTACTATAGCAGCCATATTACACAGTTTTTTAGATATTTATATTGTTTAGTTGAGTGTTTCTGGAAGTGCTCCAGTTTTTCTAAGACCCTCACCCCTTCTTTGAATTGTTGGGAATGTGGATAAACCAACATCAACAGTTTTTCCAGTAACTCCAATAGAAATAGGAGATGATGATCTAGTAATCGATGTAAACAATCCCCAAGAGAATTCTCCAACAATATCTCCACTAGTAGAAAGACCTGTCGTATTAGTTCCGGAATCAATATTGCATGTGACAATTCCTACTGTCCCATCGACAGTTATTGCACCAACATAATAGATATTGTCTAAGAATGTTGTTCCAATGCCAACTATATCACTATCAGAACTATCGACTGATGTCACACCCGATCCAACCTTAGTGTTCTTAACAAATATTGGATATCCAACTTTCAAATCATTGCCAAATGCTGTTGGAGATCTATCGAGGAAGAACTTGATTCCTAATGAATGTCCACCTGTTCCTGTAGTAGTTTCAATAGATGTTATTATTCCAGAGAAACCAGAAACAATTTGAATACCTCCCAAGTTTTCATAATTTGGACTAGGTAAAGGAACGATAGTTTTTGGTGCAACAGTGTATCCAAATCCTGGATTTGTAATATTGATTGGAGTGGTTAAAGATCCACCACTCCCAACTGTTACGGTTGCAGTGGCAGTTGTTCCGAATCCAACACCAACACGTAAAGGATTTTGGAACTTAACATTAACAGTAGATCCAGTGTATCCACTTCCACCATTAACAATACTAAGAGAACTGATAGTTCCACCTGCACCAATAGTTGCAGTAATATTTGCTGGTGAAGGATCTTCTTTGCCATCAACAACAATACCTTTCAATGAATTGTATGGTCCAGCACCAAGATTATATGTGAAATCACTTACATCATCAACAAAAATTCTAGAATCTGAAGTTGAAACATCTTTAATAATTTTTGCAGTCGGATATACTTGAGAAATTGTAGATTGTCTCGTCTTGTAGACAAACTCACCATTAATTACTCTATCGGTTTTTTGTTTTGTCCATGACATGGGTTTGTCATTGACTTCATCAACTCCTTGATTAGCATATAAATTTGTTTCAAACTTATCTGAGAAAGAGACATCAAAAATAGTTCTTTGATCTTGAGTAACTGTTCCAGAAATAGTATCATTTTTAAATACCTGAACATTATCACCTCTTTCCAAAGTTGGAATAACATTTTCTACTTGTATATCATCTAAACCTCTTGTCCCTCTATAGAAGAAAATGTCAATATTATCACTTGGTTTTGGTGCAACACTGAATGCGAATGATGTACCACCATCAAAAGTATATGCATCTCCAGGACTTTGAAGAACTCCATTGATGAATATTAATAATACATTTTGAAGATCTATAGTAGAATCTTCTGGTTTTTCGAAACTAAGAATTGATCCATTATAGAATAGTGGGAATCTGATTCTTGTTCCATCCTGATAGTTTTTAATAGAATCAATGAAGTCAAGTTCTCCAAACTGCCATGCTCCAAAATTATCAGTAAATGTCTCCAATACAGTTATTTCAAAATCAGATAGTGGAGATGCTAATCCAGCAGCAGTGACTAATCCAACTGGTTTGAATACGTCACCTTTTCTGAATGCATATCCAGATCTTGCAATAGAGAAACTATTAACAGCAAAGTATGTTGATCCAACACCTACTGTTGAACTTGCACCAACATTGACATTAAGCAATAATCCAGTTCCAGTATCAGTTGTTGCACCCACACCTATTCTAGAGACACCGGTTATTTCAAGGTTTTCATATGAAGGTTCTGAAACAAATATTTGCGGATTTGTATATCCAGAACCTCCATCAGTAACGGTGAAGAATAAAGTTCCACCAATACCTACTGTGGCACCAATGGATGCTACAGAACCTGTATGACCTTCCTCATAAACGCTGACACCGATTGAAACAATTCCATTATATCCAGATCCAACGTTGTCAGTTGCTCCAAGACCAATACTATTTTGAATAACTCCACCACTGACAACAGCAGTAACTGAAGCACCAACAAGAGGTGCATATCCAAGACCACCAGTCGATCCAAGAGAAATAATAATACCACCTCTAGGAATTTGGTTTTGATTTACATCGGATTCCGAAATCAAAATACTATTTGGATCTGCTATATCTGTTCTAATACCACTGAATACGATAGAAGATATTCCTGTAGGAGAGGTTTGCTCAATAATTCTGAAATTTCTTGATGGATTATTTTGAGTTGTTGGAGTTTGGAATATTCCATTGATAAACACTACTCCATTTCCACCAGTAGTTCCAATACCAGCAGTATTTGCTCCACCAACAGTTAATGTAAATGTTCTACCAATTCCACTAAATTGGTCAGAAACATCATCATAAACTTGGTTTGTAGTGTAATCACTCCTAAGGAACACTCTGCCAGTAAAGTCGGAAGTTTCAAACTTTAAGTTGCTACTATCTCTAGTAATACTTGAATTACCTCTCGGTGCTTTTGTAAAGAAAATGCTATCTCCAACAATATTGTAAGATCCTTTGTATATTCTAGTCGATGTCGAATCAGTATGTGATGTTGCAGAAGATCCTACGTGACCTCTCTCAACCTGAACTAATTTTTCAGTTCCTGTATTGGTAATAGGTCCAATATTTGTTGTTCCAAATCCAACATTAACAACTTTCATATATTCATCATCTATTTTCAATATATCAAGAGGAACTATAGTTGTGATTCCACTTAAAGCAAATGTTGTTGCTGAGGTTGTGATTCCACCACCATTTCCACTTAATGTTTGAGAGATTTTTGTGAATGTAATTGGGTATTGTGCAACATTATCAAGAGTAATAATAGTTTTTTCATTTCTCTTTGCCATTGCAAATTGATGAGCATTTCCTTCACCTAAAGATGTAAATGTTACTGCTGTTCCTGATTTTGTTGTTGATATTGAGAACTCGTTATCGTTATTATTAACAATAGCAAATACTTGTGTTGGCAGTTCTGCAATAACAGATCCATTCTTATACATCATTGGAGTTGATCCAACACCGACAAATGTTGATCCTGGAGTATAAACTAATTCTTCACCATTACTGAAGAAATGATTATTAATCGAAAATACTCCTGTCGATTGATTGAGAATATTTGTATTTGCTGGATCAAATGTTTTGGCAAAAATTGGAGTATTGTTTGATCTAAGTACAAAGTCTTCTTTATTAATTCTATCTCCGTTGATTGCAAGATATTGAGAAGTATTTACAGTTTCTACAGAATTTCCATACAAAAGATCTGGTGCTTGATTTACAAAATCGACAGTCGTATAAAGACACTCGCTGAAAGAGTGAATTTGAACATTGCCAGTAAAACTTGCATCTGGATAGAACTTAATTAAAACATTATCTCCAGAATATTCTCCACCAAAGGTTCCTATTCCCGTTGTACTTCCAACTGAAAGGATTGAAGATTGTTGAATATAGATGTCAGTTTTGTCCTGAACCATCATAATTTGGTGAATTGATTTTGTAGATCCAATACTAACTTCAACTAAAGATTTCGATGCATCAAAAATATTTTTATCTAATGTTAAAAATGTCGTTACACCAGTTCCTCCAGCAAAATCGGATTGATAAATTGCAGATCTTTCATTACCCACTGGTTGATTTGTTAAAATATATCTGTAAGTCCCAACACCAACGGCAGTTGTTCCAAATCCAACAATTCTAGTTTTTACAACAACATCTTCATTGGAATCATTGTTGAAAGTTAAATTAACTATTCCAGAATTGATATTTGCCCCAAATGATCCGATTAATCCACTAGATGTTGAAAAATCTCCAGTATCAAAATAGAAATCTGCAATATTTGTATTTGTTCCATCATGAGTTAAATATAACTCAACAAAATTCATCTCATTGCTTACTTCTTTGTAAACCTGTGCATTAACGTGTAATGAAGTAAACTTATCAGTTGCAACTCCAATAATAGTTGAAGTAATTCCGATAATAACCTCTTGACTACGAGAAGTTAGATCAACAAATCCAACTGATTTTGTTCCTACCCCAACAACTTGATTATCAAACTTTTTGTAGATATACTTGATATCATATTCAATATTAAATGGATCTTCCGGAGTAAATCTGAGATAGTTGTTTCCAAATTCATCACTTTCTACTGAGAAATCTCCATATTGCTCCCCATCCTGTGTGGTAAATCCAGATCCAACATTTACCAAAGACTGTTTTTCTAAGATTGCAATATTTTTATTAGTATCATTCTTCAATAAAACCAGATTTGTAAGTTGAACCTGATTTCTGTTACTCACATCAGAAACTTTAAACAAATAATTATTATATGATCCAACATCATTTAGATCTAATATATCTTTATAAACAAATGGTTCGGATTCAAAAGCACTAAATTGATCTTGAATATTGTCAATTTTTAAAACAATATTAGATCTGGACTCATTATAATTTGTGAGTTTTTTGTTTGATAATTTTAAGAATTTTGATCTTTCATTGACCAAATCAATATCTTTCACAAAATCAAAGTTATTAATGGTATCCACTCTTTTTTCATCAATATAATCTCTTACGATTGTTGTATTGTCTGAGAAACTAGAGATTCCAATCTTATCATCTTCATCGGATATTACTTCTGTATCTGAGAAATTTTTAGTTCCAACTGAGTGAACCAAACTATTAACTGGTGTCCTAATGTCTTTCCATTGTTGATTACTCTTAATAGAGTAAGAAAGATTTTGATAATAATCATTATCTGCAAGAACCTGATAATCTTCACTCAATTTTCCAGTTTCAGTATCCCAACCTTCGTCTTTTCTATTGGAGAACTGAATCTCATACATTCCATTATATTTGACCAAAGATTCGATAGTTGCAATATTTCCGGATGTTTTTCCCTCAATTATCTCATTAGTAGATAGATCATAAGATCCAAATACTTTAAGAGACCCAGTATCATCATATCCAGTGACTTCTAAATCTCTCTCTATACCATTACTAATAATCTTTTCTCCAACTTCAAACGCAGATGGTTTTAATGAAATTGTAAACGTTGGATAATTGTCTTTAGATATGATTGTACCAAAAGAATCTTGAATTGTTTTTGCAATTCCAGTATTAGTTCCTAAACCGGCAATACTAACGGTAACTCGATCATCAGTTAATCCGGGTGTAAATTTATTTTCATATTTTGTGACCGTAAAGAACTTATATCCATAGTCACTAGAATTGAATCCATCTCCAGAAGCACTATACTTTTGAATACCTTCAAGGAAGACCTCATCATTCACTGCAAATGCATCTGTAGAGAATCCTGCAGATGGTGTTGTGAGAATGCAAGTAAAGATTCCAGTATTTGATGATTGGACCTGTTTTATACTAATGCCATTGGTATTATTGACAGTAAAAAGTTCTGCCGATTGATCTGAAATTCCTTTTGGTGGGACATCAATATTCAAACTTGTAATTGAGTTGGCTGTCAATATTGGTTTTATCAATCCATTATCCAATACAGTTCTTGTGTTGTTGTTGACAACAACTACTTGAGGTTCTGAAATATATCCATATCCACCGGATGTTATGGTAACAATACCAATCGTATTTGAATCCTTTAACTTAATATTTGGAGATATGAAAGCTTCTGGTTGTAATGTTTTATCGGATGAATACTCAAATCCCTCATTTATAATTTTGGTTTCTATAATGTTTCCAATTTCATCAGAATTGAGGGAAACAAACAGATTCTCTCCATTTGTTGAAGTTACATTTGATAAGGAGGGTAGTTTTTTGTATTCAGATCCACCGGATAGAAGTTTTACTTTATTTGCTGGTCCTGATGCTGATAGAGAAGTAGTTGTATATTCTAACTTATCGCACTCTGCAGATGAATATGATAATTTTTCCGGTTTTTGTTGTAATGAAACTTGGAATGTGGTAGTTCCTACACCAGAGATTGTATAAGTCTGATTGTAAATACTATTGACAAATTCAATCTCGGAAAAATTATTTACATCTTTATCGGATGTGCTAATATATCCTGCCCTTTCTAATGAATAGTAAAGTTTTTCTGGGAATCCCACAGATGAATGATTGATTGTATAAGTCGCACCCGGTTGACCTGTAGTACCAACACCAATCGTGTTAAAAGTGGAGGTAGATCCTGTGGATACAAATTCATTATTAAAATCTTGATCGTAGTAAACCTTAAATGCATATCCATTTAAAGAGGAATCTGATAAATCAAATACAAGATTATTATTTACAATAGATTCTATTTTTGGATTGATTGGAGAAATAGTTTGAGATGATCCGCCAGTTCCGGCAATACTTACCACTACCGGTGGATTTTGTTTGGAATTAATGAGGGTTTCGCTTAACTTAATAGTGTTTGAATCTACTCTATAAACAAAGTAAGAACCAGTGCTTAAACCAGAAGCAACAGTATTTGCTTCATAATAAATCTTATCTCCCGTTTTCAAATCATGGGAACTAATAGTAATCTCATTAGTTAATGTATTGACACCTATAGATGTAAATCCTATAGGATTAATTTGAAGATTTCCTGTAACTGAATTTCTGTTTACTCTAATAGCAGTTGAAGTTCCTATTCCAACAGAAAGATTCGGTTTGACATTTAAGGTGATTGAATCACCAGCAGTTAATCCATGCGTTGTTGATATTGAAACAGTCGATAAAATCTTTTCAACTTTTCCTACTTTTTGTTCGAGATTACTTTCGAAGTAATAATCATCCGCATTGTCACCATTTGTTATGAAAAATACTTCATTGGATGTAAGGGAGGTTTTTATACCAATCGTACTTGGTGACTTATTAACAGCATATACTGTGGTTGGAAGATTAAATGGTGTTCCTGTTGGAGAAGTAGAAATTGAAATATGACTATTACCGTTTCTACTATATGTTAATTTTTGATTGGTTTTGAATGGATGATCCTCTAAACTAATTCTTTGAGTGGGAATGGATCCCGTTATTGTTTCTTGTCCAAATGAATAGGAAACCTCATGTCCAGTTCCGGCAGTTGTGCCCAATCCAACAGATTCTCTAGGGTTAAAATAAATCTTATCATTAACTTTTGACTTAAAATAATCTAGTTGCTGATCAATAGTAAAGGTTTTTGTTTTAGCCGTTATTGCCACACCGACATTATGTGTAGTTCCGGGAAGACCTCTCTTTACTCTGAGAACATTTTTATTTGAATATACATTAAGAACTTCAAGAGTCTCTGTCCCAATCCCAATCGTACTGCCAACAGAAATACCAGATGGAACTTGCGTCACATAGATTTCTGTTGTTGCAGCACCGGTTCCTGCAATCTCTGTAGTTATTCCTATAGTTGGAATACTTGAAACATCAATTTGAAAATAACCATTTAATGAAGATAGTGTAGATGTGGAGAATCCGGATATTGAAACGTAATCATTATCTCCAAATACGTGGAAAGGTTCTATAGTTACGTTTACCTTCCCGTCCTTTCTCCAAGTAAATAAGGCATTGTTATATGATTGATATATTGTATCAACTCTATTAATAGTTTTTCCTTTTAACTCTGAAATTTCTGCAGAAATTCCACCACCATTTGTGTTACTATTGTCAAAGTTTAAAGAATCATTTACTTTAAAATTGTCTCCAGGATTTACAATGTCTATAGATTTAATAGATCCTTCTTGAACAGACTCGATGGATATTTTTTGTCTTCTAATTTCATTACTTTCTATGATAAAATCATTATCGGCATTTGGTTCTGAAATCTTATATGGAAGAGTGTTTCTAGAAAGTGACGAGTTATTAAAATCAAATGTTTGATTTAATGTGGGATTTTCACTTAAAGTATTTGATCTAAAAGTGTCTCCAATAAAATATGGGAATTGTGGTTTTCCTGATACTGGATTTATCGATGCGTAGTATGCATATACACCATTCGGAAAATCTTCGGTTTTTGCAAATCTTCCATTATTTCTATCAAGATCTCCACTTCCATTTTCATATCTATAGTCTTCGACGAAAAATCCTAGAGGGAAGTTGGATGTTGATGGTCTGTCATAAACATTAGTTGTGTTTTTAACATAACTAGAAGTCATCGTTTTGATACCAGAGTTTATATTTTCTGGATCTGGGGATGAATATGACCCATAGATTGGATTTCCATCATATGCCCATCCGATGATTCCGGAAATGTCTGATCCATCATCTTGGAAAGATGACCTCAATGTATCAAAATATCCGGATACAGAATATGATAACTCATCATCAACGTCTCTTAAAATTTCAGTTTGTTGTGTCGAAAGTTTTTCAACTTGATTAACGGACAAAGATCTAATAGAACAATCAAATATTTGATCCTTTCCACTTGGAATGACTTCAATAGTGCTAGAAGTTGAATATCCAATACCTGCATTAATTATTCTTAGTTCAGAAACTTTGCCGTCAGAAATTATTGCTCTTAATTTAGCACCCGTTCCAGATCCAGTTGGATCACTAACAATAACATCAGGAATTGAAAAATAATCAAATCCACCGAATTGAAGATTAACTTCATTTACTGATCCATTAACTATGATTGGAGAGAACTGTGCATCTCTGCCATTTTTAATTGTTAATGATGGTTTCTTTTGAAGATTTAAAATATTGGATCCATATCTTGTTCCTGGTTCATAAAGATATACTTGTTTGATTGATCCTTTGATAACAGGTGTCAAAGTTACAGACTGTATTTGAGTAGTTGTCCCAAGTCCAACTACTGTAACTTCAGCCGATGCCCGAATATCGGGATACTTAAATTGCTGAAAACCTGTCCCTGTTGAAGACAACTTTACAAAGTTTTTCTGCTCATAATTTGTGATGTTAGTACCACCAACACCCGCATCACAAACTCTGAACGAATTATTGTTTTCTTTTAAGATATAGTATTGATTGGTTGTAGTTAAACCAGAAATATTTTGTGGCTGTGTGGATCCTAGTCCAACAACTGATGCATACTCTACGATTTCACCACTAGAAAAACCATGATTAGTAAAGTTAATCAAACTTTGTGATGTGGAAATTCCTGATGGTTTTACCAAAAGTTTTCTATTTGTGAATGTTCCACCATCAATAACCTTTATTTCCGAAATAGTTTTCTTTGCAGTTCCGGTTAAAAATTTGTGAGTTCCACTTAGAGAAGTAGTTCCAAAAGAAATAACATTTGCATTGGATTGATAATCATCAAAAGTATTGAACAGTTGAACAGTAGTATTATTATCAATCTTCACAAAATAATTTTTATTATCAACTAATGCAGATACTCCTAGACCGATACTGATATTTTCATTTCCGTTATTTCTATAAGTAACTTCTTCACCATTTGTTAAGTTATGATCACTTAAAAATGTAAGTTGTGATGTAGTAGTGCTTATTCCCCCACCTTCAGTAGTTGCTCTACCGTCGAATAATATCTCTCTTCTCTTTACAACTGTTACTGGTTCAAAAGAACCACCAGATCCATTTCCACCAGTAACATTGACTGACAATACTTCTTTGATATCAAAATCTTGCTTATCAACAAAAATTTCTTGTACAGAACCACTTATCACTGGTTGAACCAATGCGGTTGTTCCCAACCCTGCAGAAACCACTATTTTTGGTGGATTGATTACATCAAAACCAGATCCTCCATTCAAAATATTTACATTTTCAATAGGACCAGAATAAATCTTATCAAAAGTTTTATAGTTGGAAATTTCAACCCCATTAATCAGCATTCCAGTTGTTCCTGGAATTGTTTTTTCTCCGGTTCCGTTTTTAATATTTGGATTTAGAGTAAACTTCTTTAAAACTTTTTGTGGATTTATTGTTCTCGATTTTTGAGAATATAAAACAAAACTATGTGTTTCGAGTGGTATTGTTGAAGACTCAAACTGAACAGCATTGGAATCAGAGTCTAAAAATGAGTTTGAAGTAAAAAGTTTTATCTTTTTGGGGTTTGATAAAACTTTAACATAGTAAGAACCCTCAGATAATCCGCTGAGAGGGGTTCCAGATGCCGTGTATTGGATTTTTTCTCCACTTATGAAGGGAACATTGGTATCAAATAAAATGGAGGTATACAAACCCGTTGCGGGATCTAAATCGGATAAACTTCCAGAAGTTGCAGAAATTGATGCAGAATTTAAAGTCTTTGTTATTTTGTAAGTATATGTGTTTCCAAATCCATTCCCCCAAGAAGGCAAAGAATTTGATGCGACATACGCATAATCATCATTATCTAAGTATAGATTTTGAACATCCGAAATAATGCTATCATTTCCATATTTAAATGAAATGGAAGAACTATTTGCTTTATTAATTTTTCTTCTTATCTTATAGTTTTTACTTGCAACTGGAGTAAATCCAGTTAAGTTTCCTATAGATAATGATTTTGACTGAAAGGGTATATTTGCATCAATATAAGGTTTAGATGAAGATTCTGTTGGAAACACAACAGTGTTTGTCGTTTCATCTATAAACTCTACAAGATCTCCTTTTTTAAATTGAGATTTATCTACCGATGTTTTTAATAAAACCGATGCTCCATCAAAAGAATCAATACTGACAGAAGAGCTAGTGTTATAAATCCAAGAGTTTGCAAAAATTTCTTTATATGTTTTATTTTGCTCCGGATTTTTAACTAATGTGCCAACATTTTTAACAGTTATTATATCACCTTCACTAACAGAAATCGTTTTTGACTTTTGTACAAAATCAGATAAAACACCTGTAAGTCTTAAGACAACCTTTTTTGAAATATCTCCATCTTCATATGAAAAATAAGTATCATCCGAATGAATATTATCGGTAGCAATAATATCACTAGTAACTCCAGAACATCCCAAAAACTGATTAATACTCTTATCAGAATATTCGATAATATTTGATCCAGAATATAATATTCCAGTTTGTCCAAATCCAATTGTAGAATCTACTGATATTACTGATGATCCTACACTCACACTCTCTAAAACTTTTGAACTGGGTGTAACTACAAAATTTCCTTGAACACTACTATTGTCATCATATCCAACAAATAATCCAATCTTAAAATATTGTTTTTGATTTCTTGTAAATGCTTCAACAGATGATATTGATGCATTAGTGGCATCATCTGTTGTTTTTGTTAATGTTTGCCCAACTATTTTTAATGGATTTCCAGAAATTACTTCAGCAACACATATTTCTCTTCTGATAAATTGTGCATCAGATGGTTTAATCAGATAATTTTCAAGATTAATAATCTTTGGAGTCTCTCCATATAATACGTTGAATAAGATTCTAAATGAATCATCCGTTCCCTTTGTCTCATAAAAAGATCTTGCTTCTTTGATAAAGTTTCCGGCATTGATTCTTGAATCAAAAACTCTATCTTCGAATCCTGGAGTATATGTAAATTTCAGTTTTTTGTAGAATTCTTTTAGAAATAGTGAACTCAGATTCTGTATCTTTGCATTACTACTGTGAGATTCTGCGGTTGATGTGGAGAAGACTAACTCTTCTTCATTCAAATCCGTATGATAACTAGTAATACCTGAGAAACCCCGAACACAACCAGTAAAAGTGTTTGTTGTAATACCAGTATATGTTATAATCTCACTATCTATTTTTAAAAGACCATATTGATTGGGAAATCCTCTTGTGTTTGAAACAGTAATAGTAGTGTCACTTGCACTAATATTGGAGGAAAGTGTAGTAAATCCAACAACCACATCTGGGGTGAGGTTATCTACCTTTAAATATTCATCTAAATTTTCTACAATATCAACAGGTCCGCCTTGATATTCTTGAGAAATGTAATATTGCTTTAAAAAATCTACTGCCTTTGGACTTTCATCCAAGACAAATTCTGGTAACTGATTGGAAATTATGTCCTGAATCTTTACTCTAGATTCAATCCCAGTCTGTATCATACTACTCTCTGATTAAACTTCCGTTTGAATAACTTGATGTGTAAAAATCTCTGTTGAAAACAGTTCCAGATATTTCATCACCAGATGAAATAACATCTTTAATCATATTTATTTTGGTTTTTGACATATCAAAATTGAGATAAAGATCTCTCAAACCAACTACATCATTGGACTCTGGGAAAGCCTGTATTTCTATAACATTATTTGGTTTTACCGTAGAAACTATATTTACTGTTCCTAGGTTGATTTCACCCTTTACATAATCAACTGTCCCTGCAGACTTGGCAATAACTCTTACAGAACCATCCGGAATATTTTTAACAATTGATAAAATTCCCGTTTTCTTATCTGCATTTGGAACATCAGTCAAATAAACAATATCAGATTCACCAGATATTCTAAATCCGGTCGATTTAATATTTTTGCCTTCATCCGAAACATGGAATTGGTTACCAAAACACAACTCATATTGTGCAAACTGATTTAACAGTGCTACCAAGTTTCTTCTTATTTTAATTCTTGTAATATTCGATGTTACGGCAGTATCAGTATCATCAATAGTTCTTAAAACTTTACTGTATCTGAATCTACCACCAAACTTATTCAAATCACTTGATTGTGAATAACTTGTAAGTGAGTTGGATATTTTTGTTTTTAGATCATTTGCAGTTGATACCATAGAGTCATTATAATAAACAAATGAATCTGCCTCAACATATAATATTTTGAGATCGACTATTTTTTGATTAATACCAGAAATAGAATACTGTTTTAGTTTTGATAAAATCCTCGATTTATTAAAGTCGGATACTAAGAATCCATTTTTGGGTTTAATTGAAATTTGAACCGTACCAAAGGCAGGAGGGTCTAGTTCTTCACCACCAACAACTGATACTGATTCAGTATCTGGATAAATCGTTTTTATAATTGTTTCATAGTCACGTCCAGTAACTGCCCTATTCTGTGCAGAATAAATCCTGGGCGCAAAATACTTGATAGAATCTATGGTTTCAATTTCTGATCCATTCTGAGATGATTGTACTGTTGTAACAGTGAATGGTTGGGGTGAGACTGGATTACCATTACTATCAACTATTCTTCCAGAGAAAGAGAAGTTCGTGGATCCATTACCCTCCTTCCCATCTGTAACCAAATAGTTTACCGTAATAATTTCACCAGTTTCTAATTTTCTACCAATTAGTCCATCACCAAATAAGAGTTGATATTTTTCATCCTGAATTTCTTGAATCAAGTAAATATACGAAGATCCAGTTACATCAGTAATATTATTGATCAACTTATATTCTACACCTAATCCAGAATCTCCTTCTTTCTTTACATATACTTTAATTGTTGATGTATCAATAAAAGAGTTGTCAAGAATAAATCTCTGGTCAAGAGAAGAATCGACAACAAATTGCTTTGTAAGATATGTTCCTTGACTTACTTCAATATTTTCAAATGTTGCAGTTCTTTGGGTTGTAGGAACACCATCTATTGTAATGTCCGTTACTGTAGTTGGTAACTGAATATCCTCTAAAATTGAAAATGTATATGACGTATCATTCGTATTTCCAACACAAGTAAGACCTCTTTTCAATACGAGTGTTGGTGTGGTTGTATTTCTTACACTCACTGTAAAGGTAACAGATGCCTTTGCAGCAGTTCTTGACTTTGGTACGTATCCAATGTTCCTTGCGAGGGATACAACGTTCTCACGGAGGGTTGCAGAGTCTAAGAAAGACTCATTTACAACCATATTAGAGTTGAATGCAGTGATATATGTGTTGTATGCAAGAGTATCGATCAATACGGAAAAATTAGAGCCCTCAAAATCAAATCCTGTAAAATCAGAATTAGCACGGAGATAACTCCGAATGGACTCTTTTATTTGATCGAAATCGAGATCTGTAAATTTTGTAAAAGGCATATTATCTTGTTGCCTCTAATAGGAACGAATATTCTTGTGTCGGAAACTCTTGTCCAATAATATCGAAAATCACTGTGACCTCAAATTCATTTTGATCTGGTCTCGGAAATACTTCAACCTGCAAATTATCAACTCTTGGTTCGAAATTTTCAATCGATATTTGAATTTGGTCACTGATTACTGATGCAGTACCAAAATCAACAAACTCAAATAGACTTCCTCTTACATCAGACCCAAATAATGGGTTAAAAAACTTTTCGGTAGGTATTGTTTGAACAATATTTCTCACAGATCTACGAATTGCCGCCTCATTTTTGAGAACTCGCAGATCATTTGTAATAGGATGGGGTTCAAATGATAAACTAATATCTTTGAATGCTCTAGATATCCTCCGATTTGCCATTTTGACTAGAGTTTTCTGACTTTATTTATACCCTCATTCATAAATTGGTTCGGTCCCGTACTCCCAATCATCATAATCCTCATCATTGCGAATTTTTTCGTGCAATTCTGCTTGTTTTTTGAAGTTATGACGTGGTGCATTGTCGTGCATGACCTCTGTTAGCACTCGTTTTGGTTTTTCTTGCATAGATCCATAGTCAGATACGAGTTTTGTAGTTCCCCACATCTCTCTCATATACTCATTATTTCTATCGACAGGTGAATTGCCCATTGTAGCTCCTGATTTACTGCGAAATCAGAACTTTTAGAGGGGTTGCTATCCCTATTTTTATTTATTTTCACTCTCCTCGGATGTTTCTTCACGTTCTTTTGCCGTTTTCCAGAAATATTCGTCCTCACGACCCATTCCAAGTCGATCATTTCCATTTTCAACTTGATAATATTGAGTTGAAACCTTAAAGTCTGGCATTTTTGGATCTACTGGTGTCAGACTATTATCAAAAATACGCAATCTGTTGTTTGGATAGAGAGCATACTGACCATTTTCAAGTTCAATCAGGTTATGTGACTTGTGTTCGGCAGGATTTTCACTGGTTGCCCAGTCAACATAGTCTGGATCATGATGATAGTTATCAATTGTACAAACATAAGTGCCCTTTACAACACCGTGGTCTCTTGTATAACATTCAAAATCCATACTTCCAATGAATTTTTTATCAATACTGATAACACCATAATCCATACAGTTCCAAAACTGTAGGTTTGGTAGATTCATATCGGGATCAGGTAGTTTGGGACGAGATAAAAACGCACTAATTGGCAACTTATCGTACATTGCCGCATACTCGGGCAAATATGTCTCAAAATAAAAAGCACGTCCAGGAATCGACTTTGCCGATACCCAGACGCCTTTAACAAATTCACCGTGCCCACTCTGATGGTCTGTAAGATATTCTTTACGAACCCATACTTCTTGTGATGGTAGATTGGTGATTAAACAACTCATTTATCCTTTACCTTGTCCTCGATACATTTTACGTTTTCCATTACGAGACGTGGCGGCATACTTTGTATTCTTGCCGGATCCTTGACGAGTTTTCTTCGGCTTACCGGGCATAAAGCCGTCTTTGTAAATACCAATCTTTGAACGAACTGCCATAATACTCCTTAAATTTCAAACATTTTTGTTTCAAGATCTTGAGGTCTTGGAGAACCTTTCTGATAATACTCTATCGAAAGGTCCTCCATAATATCAAAATACTCATCCTCCGTCAAGTTCTTATAAAGTATGTTTCCCTTATGGAGGATTGTATATTTTGTCTGACTCATCAGATAATCCTTGACTTTTCGTGACCAACTCTGATACGAGGATCGCACCAAATCTCAAATCCTGCTTCGATAGCATCGAGACAGAATGATACATCTTCTCCACACATATCCTGAACTTCTCCACTCTCAAAAATCTGCATCTTTGGTGCAAACCAAGGATACTTCATATCAGAGTGCTCAAAGACTCCGTGCTTGATTAGAACCCATCCGAAACCTGTATAGTCTACGGTGAATGGTTTCTTACGCTTGGAGATACTCTCAAGTGTTTCGTGGTTCATTACACCACCATTGTTACGGAAATCTTCCTCTTCCATCCAGTGTGCAACACTCGTGGTACGACCGTCTTCGGTACAATACCATCCACTGGCAATGTCCTGATCCATCAGAACCAACTGCCAGAACTTTTCTGTATTGAATACAATATCACTATCAATCCATAACTGATAATCATAGTGCAACTTTCCGTCCCAGGGAATCTGATCCGGTCCTCGCAGTACATTCGCACCTAAGCATTTGCATCTTGCAAAATTTACCATTGATGAATAATCTTGCGAGATCTGAATGCTTGCTCCTGCCTGCACAAGATCAAAACAAAGTTGTACAAAGTTTTTGAGATATGTATAAGAGACTCCTCTACCGGGTAGGCAAAACACAACGGTCTTGCCTTTGATCATTTCTTTTGCCTTATCATAGTCCCACTCTGCAGTGCTCTCTGATGGTTTGGGTGTCTTTGCTTTAACGGTGAATCCTTTAGCCATAACTGTAAGTAACTACGTCAGTATCATAACACTCTATCTATACAAAGTCAATAGACTAGTCAATATCACTAATAATGATACAGTCGTTCTCAACCTCAATGTTTACTTCTACTCCCTCGTACCACCCCTTCTCATCACAAATCCACTGAGGTATTGTGACATAATACTCACCGGTTACTGGATCGATCTCTACCGTCGTAAAATTTTCCTGCGGATTTTTTTGCATTTCTTTGAACTCTACCATTGATTTTATATATGAAAAAATTTTTTATGAGAGTGATATTTAGAAGTCGATTTGGGTCGTTTATAGCTTAGGGAAGTTAGGGGTTTTTATATACGGGGGGCATCACGGCGGGCAACACATAAGGGGGCATAATACCCCCTAACTGCTGTATCACGAACGAATGCCTAAAGTGATAACTTCCTGCGGATATCTCTCTCTACTTGATTCAATGCATGACGACAGGAAGGTGTAGATGCCGTGTGAATCTTGACTCCAGTGCGATGCCTCCAGACTAAATGTTTGTTTGATCGATATAACTCAAACTCATAAGATTGCATGAGTTTGGTGAGTGCCTTCTGGTGTTTCATGATGCAGTCTGAAAACGATTGTTGTTGAAGTTGGCATAACTGAAGAGACGACGATTCACCAACTTATAAGTACCGAACTCATTGGAGTAAACATAACCTTCGGCATCGATTCGATCGTATCCAATGTATGCTTCGGGACCAAGATTACGGCAGAGATAGAGTGCATCATCCTTGATAGATTTCACGAGTGCCCATAACCCAAGCAGAAGAGGATCGCAGTCAAAATCATCATTCACGACGGGACGATTCTCA